TAACAGCGATCCGGTCGACCGTGTCCTTCACCAAAGAGATCTTGGTGCCCAGCTCCTCGACCTCCGCCCGCTGAGTCACCAGCCCTTCAAGGACCGTTACCCGGTTGAGCAGGTCGAGTATCTCCAGCTCCCGGTGATCCTTGTCCTCCTTGAGGGCCGTGACCTGAGCCTGAAGCAGCTCGACTGTGTCTGTTGCTATCTGACTTGCAGCTGTACGGCCGGACAACCGGCCTCCCACGAACCCTCCCACGCCAGTGCCTGCGGCACTGGCTATGGTCAATATGGATCCGACATCCATGCTTCCCACCCCTTTGTCATTAGACTGATTCGGCCACCGTTCTCAAGACTACCGTAAGGTAGCCACCGAGCGCGGACCCCCCAGGCCCGGGTGGCGCCAGCTGTGTGAACTTCCAGTCGTCGATGACGACCAGAGTTGAGCGATCCTCCATGAGTTCCTGGAAGACAACAACATCACCTGCCCTGGCTAGTTCCTTGAAGGCTTCGAAGCGAGACCGGGCGTAACCGTCGGTACCCATACGCTGTCCGCTCTTATCCTTCTCTTCGTCGAACATAAGGAACGTGTGGTTGATCATCCTCTGACGGATAGATCCCGGCAGCGCCTTCACCTGCCAGCCGTTGAGGACACCACCCTTGGTGGTGTCTGCCCCTCGGCTCAGGGTGAACTTCAGCTTGATCCACTTCTGCCTACCGGCAGGCTGTGAGATCGTGATGTCGCTGGTGCCAGGGTTCAGGGTTGGTGTATACGTCAGTGACTGGTGTTCAAGCCCCTGGATGTCGATGACAGACACGGCCAGGTTGCCGAGCAGCGGGTCAGGTGCGGACACCGACATAAACTTGTACAGCTTCGGCTCTTCGGTGTTGTACCGGATCCGCCCAGTCTGGAGATAGCCAGACGGGAAGAGGACGGTAGCACTCTGGATCCAGATAGTATCGCTGGCGATACTAAACACGAGGCGCCCGGAGGCGCCGAAGATGGACACCGAAGCAACCTTGCCCACATGGCCAGGAGCATAGACGTCGCGGGCGTAGGCGTACCTCAGGACGTTCGTAGACGCCTCTTGGTAGGCGGCGCCCAGGTCCACCCTGAAGACGCCTGTAGAGCCATCGTGTGCGTTCGTAGAGCCTACGTACATAAACCTGTCGAACCCACACAGCGACTGGCATCCGCCAGTCGGCTGGAACAGGAGCGGGCCGTAGCTGATGTCGCCACCTGAATCCAGCTCGCCGACCCTGAAGCCCTTGGTTGTGGCGATGCCGACATAGGATCCGACGTACGAGTAGATCGTGTTCACCGACTCGCCTCTCGGCATGGATGCCGTGACGGTAGGGATGAACACTTCGGTGGTCGAGGAGAGGTCCGGGTTGAACCGGTAGATACTGGAGTCTGTGCGGTTTCTGCCGCTGGCATAGATAGCAGTCGGTCCCTCGGTGGCCGACGTCCATACCCAGTTGGCATCAGGGTGCGTCAGCACCAGGCCGGGAGACGTGGCGGGGAGACCGGGGCCGCCGGTACCTGCGGTGTTCAGCAGGTAGATCGTGTTGTTCCAGGCGGCGCACAGTCTCTGCTTAGTGACCTCGATCATCCCTGAGGTGAGCGTACCGGCAGGGTTGTTCCAGATCTTCACCCCCGCTCCGGTGTCGACGCCACTCCAGATACCATCGGTAGCGATGAGGAACCAGGTGGTACCCATGTTGGCGATAGCGAACGCGGTACCGGCAGAGCCTGTGGTGATAGCCGTGCGGCTGGCCTCGACCACCTTCCACAGGTTGTTGCCATCAAGGAGGAACGTAGCGTCGACCCCCGCAGGGTCGACATACCCACGCACCTGGGTGGTCGCAGAACCTACGGTGTACTTCAAGTCAGGCTGACGCAGAAGCGTCAGCTGCCCGGGAGTCCAGTTGTCGACGCCGAGCGAATCATCGAACCTCAGGTCAAAGCTTCGGGTGTACGGGTTGACAACGTCGGGATCCTGATACAGCAGGCCAGCACCAGAGGTCCACGAGTTCTGAGACCGAAGCCACCAGCCGTAGATAGACTGCTCGCCAGGTTCGGCAGAGGAGTCGAACTGCTGCTTCCTGATCTCCGCCATGCCTTCGGAGTACGGCCACTGGTCCCGGGTGGCAGACAGAAACGGGATGCCGCCCAACGCGTAGTCGAACGCGTAGTTCATTAGGGCGTAGCCACCAGAGTTCGGTGTGCCCGGCAGGAAGTTGGAGATCTGGAATGGTATCCGGTGGACGATGTCGGCCATCAGGGGCTCCTATCAGGCGGCTTCGTACGTGAAGGTGAACCGGAATCGATCGCCAGGGTTGACGGGGAACGGAGTGTCATGCTGCCAGAAGACGGCCTGGCCTGTCGCACTTCCTCCGCTCACCTCGGGGATGAACGCGCTGGTGGTGGTGGCGCCGGGAGAGATGACAGTCTGCCCCATCCAGCGCCCGTTGCCGGTGCTGAGTATGTGGAAGTCACCGATATAGACGAGATCGTGGTTCGCCGCAGCCACAGGCAGCGATATAGAGTAGTTACCCGTGCCCCGAGCGAAGCCTGTCGGCCCTGGGATGATGATGACGGTTGCAACAACCGTCTTACCCATCTGCTTGTAGCGACCAGAGACCGTGCCATCGATACCCGCTGACGGGTTGGAGGTGCTAGCGGTCCACGCTACGCTGTAGGTGGTCCACGGGATGCCGGTCCACGTGACGTCGCCGGTCGAGGTGACGTTCCCGGTGGTGGATGTCGCACCGGTGACCGAGAAGTTACCAGTGACCCCGAGCGTGGCAGCAGCTGTGCGAGACAGCGTGACGTCGCCGGTGGCGCCACCCGAGCCGAAGACGTGGGTACCATCAGCCTGGACGATCACACGCGACTGGGTGTCGGCGTCAAGCCGCACCCTGATAGCAGGGTCGGTAGCACCAGCTCTGGTGAACGAAGTGGACAGCGTGTTGAACGTAGGCCCACCGGTGGAGATGTAAGCCCCTGTGAGCGTGGCGCCAGAGAGCGCCACCGTACCGGTGAACGTGTTCGTGCCAGAGTGGGTAGAACCACTGACTGTCGGGCTGGTGAGCGTCGCACCGGTGAACGTGCCGTTGGTGATCGTCGCACCGGTAGCGGTGAGCGTGCCGGTGAGCGTAGCGCTGTTCAGGATCGCAGCGTTCAGCGTCTTGTTCGTCAGCGTCTGAACCGATGCGGTATCCACGAACGCTCCGGTGATCCCGTGCACTCCGGTGTTGGACGCCTCGTGCGTCCTGGAGTCGGTGAAGTCGACAGCCGAGGAGACGTGACGGACCACGGCACCAGCGTTGTGAGTAGACGCCGACGTCCCGTCGTAGGAGCGGGTGACGGTGAACACGTTGGGGCCACCCGAGGTGGCCAACACCAGCTCCTCGTTAGCCGCACCGTAGTCAAGAGAGATGATGAACGGGAACGAGCCGGGCCAGCCCGAAGAGCTGGCCACCTGGATACTCGTGTCCCCGGGGTTGGCGGTCACCTGAAGGTTGGTAGCCGCAGCGATAGACGAGTAGAAGCGAGAGTTAGGCACAGGGTCTCCTCAGCCGTTGTAAGTTTGATACGAGTCGAACAGACGCTGAAGCCGTGTACGCTCTTCTGCCAGCCTCTGCTGGTACAGGGCCATGTAATACTTGGAGGCGCTGCTGCCAGCCCCTGTGGGCACCAGTGGAGCCCTTTCTGTGGCCTCTATGGCCTGCTGCTGAAGTCGGGCAGACTCGTAGGCGGGAAGCAGGCGCCAGCAGGCGCCGTACGTGATGAGATCTATGTACCGCTCCGGGTATCCGGTGGTCGTAGCGAAGTCGTCTGAGCCGCTGGTGAGGGTGTTCGGCTTCTTGATGTACTCAACCCGGATGTTCCTGCCGGGGACGATGAAGTCGCGCATGATCTGGATGCTCTTGCCGGTGGGTGTAGGCGTAGGCTTCACCTGCCCCGGCGTCGTGGACGCCGACGGGTTGAACCTCCAGGACGACAGCGGGAACCATACAGCCGAAGGGCCGATGGTGTTGACCGTCACCTTGTAGACATCCTCGACCTCGGTGGGCAGAGGGTACTCGTAGCGGGCTGCGATCTTCGGGAACTCCAGGTCACCGAACACCCACAAGTCGGGGAAGGTGGCGTTGATCGTGTCGTTGATCGCTTCCTTGATCCGGGCCCTCGGATACATAGGGTCGTCGGTGACGATCGTGTCGAGGTTGTGGGCAGCAGCCGTAGTCCCCTCTGCTCCCCGCCCGGTTCCGGAGTTGCCTCCGATGACGGTGACCGTGCCGGTAGCACGGTCGTAGTTCTTGATCAGGATCAGTTCGTCGTCGATCTCGATACGACC